CATGCGGCATACGCGATGGGCGATGTGGTAGGCGGCGAACCTGGCTGGCAGGATGAACTCCCGCCGATCATGCGAGACAAGCATGTCGCGGCTGATGTCAAACGCATCAGAAACAGAACTCAGAACCTTGTCAATCACTAGAGCCTCCTTGTTAATGAGGAGGAGGTTATTCCCGTTTCAGAGTCTCGTCAACAAAAAAATCGACCTTGGCCTGGGCGTCCTCGCAGCCGTATCCAACGATGGTTGAATATCCAACGCTTTCCAGATACTTCATCGTGTGGCGCTGCTCTGGGGAAATGCGCCCGCCAGCCGCTTTCTTCATCTCGATCCACAAGCCCCACTCTGGAATGAACAGGTCTGGTATGCCCCTGACAACCCCCTCAAGCTTTAGCTTTGCCGCCGTGGCTCTAGACCTGAAACCGCCATTGGGAATCGCAAATATCATGACGGGTCCGTACTTGCGGCGGAACCACTGAACGAAGTGGACTTGCTCCTGATGCTCTGAGATCAAAACGGTACATCCTGTTTGTGTGCTGGACATGAATCGGCAAGCTGGACAAACTCTACTGGCGGAGAGTGGTCATAATAGGAGCACCAACCGCTTCCCGCTGCGTCATACGAGCGGCAAGTGTGACAGCAACGAGGGCGACCCAATTTAGCCCACTCTTCCCACTGGAGCAAAATCTGCGGCTTTGGGACCATCACCAACTCCTGTTTATGATGCGACGATACTTTCCATCCCGCTTGTGAGCAATAAGCGATGGCGGATTGGATGCGTTCAAAGCGGTAGCCCAACCTTCCATCGTAAGATCGGACGATAGGACAGCGCCAGATCGCTCAACGATTGACGCAATGGTCTTGATGGCTTTTTGCCCAGCATAACCCTCATGGGCCACGGTCAAATATTCCGTTACAGGCGCATCGGACAGCGCGCCGTAATAGGTCACCGCCAGCATATGTTTGCCACTGGACCGAGAGGTATGTTTCTTCCAATGCCACGATGTGACCGGCATCTCCTCAATGTCCAGCCCCATGATGTCGTCCTGGCGAAGCGAAAAGTCTTTCTCCTCTGGATCGGCGGCGGGAAACGGCTCACCGCAGGCGGGGCAGACTTTGGCCGAGATATGCACGATCTCCCAGCAGTTCTCGCAAGACTTCTGGAGTGGCTCACCACCCCCCTCTCCGGCCTTCTTGGGCGGCTGGATGGCAGTGATTGGGCCATGCTGCTGCACCACTCCGGCGAAGTCCAAAACAAGACAGTCCTCTTTGCCGGGGGCAATTCGCATACCGCGACCGGCCATCTGAACGTACAGGCTAGGCGACATGGTAGGGCGGAGCATGGCCACCAGATCAATTTGAGGGGCATCAAAGCCAGTGGTCAGCACGGCGCAGTTGGCTAGGGCGCGGATGCGGCCAGCCTTGAAGGCGGACAGGATACGCTCGCGCTCTTGCTTTGGCGTATCGCCGGTCACAACCTCAGCGGTGACTCCGTGCGCCTCACGTAAGATTTCTGCCATATGGCGCGAATGCTCGACGCCAGTGCAGAACAGCAGCCATGATTTGCGGTCACGCCCAATAGCAACAATCTCTTTAGCAATGGCAAAATTATAGAAATCGGTGTCGAGTCGCGCCATGAGTTCGGATTCAATATACTCACCGCCGCGCTTGTGGATGCCGGATAGGTCGTACTGCGTCCCAGTCAGCTTTGAGCGAAGCGGCGCAAGGAATCCACCTTGCACCAGTTCCTCAATAGACACAGGCTTGATGATGTCATCAAAAATGGCTGGCTTGTCAGTGATAAGGCCGTGACCCAAGCGATACGGCGAGGCAGTAAGGCCAATTACGCGCATGTTTGGGTTGATGGCCCACAGTTCCGCCAAGAGGGAGCGATATGAACCTTGGTCCTTGTGGTTAATAAGGTGGCATTCATCAATGATGCACAGGTCAATCCAGCCAATCCGCTCGGCTTTGCTCCGCACCGATTGAATGCCAGCAAACGTAATGGGATTGCCCAACTGGCGCTTGCCGACGCTGGCAGAGTAGATGCCAACCGGGGCATTCGGCCAATGCTGGAGCAGCTTTTCGTAATTTTGCTCGATAAGCTCCTTTTGATGAGTCAGCATCAAAATGCGAGTCTTCGGCCAGGACTGTACGGCGTTCTTGGTTAGGGCGGCAACAATGTGACTTTTCCCGGCTCCGGTGGGCAATTCCAAGCATGGATTGCCGTTGTTGCACCGAAGCCAATCATAGAGATCGTCAATGGCTTTCTGCTGGTAGGGGCGGAGCATTATTTAGTCCCAACATACTCATGTGAATAACATACTCGCTCGACATGGCGCATTTTGTGGCCATCCTCTTTTGTCCCACTATATTGTCTATAATCTATTCGATTTTTCTTGTTTTTGCTGGTGGCTTTCCAATTTGGAGACGCTTCACGATACTCTCCCAAGCGGCGGTGCGCCGTTTTAGAAAAGTAGCGATAGCCGTCCGCAACAAACATCTGGGCAACCGCATCGCTCAAACGAACTCCCAAACCAAGCCCTTGGTAATCGGGAAGGATCACTGTGCGATGCTCCCTCCACCCGTTGCTGAAGTTGCCGTTAGGGAACCTTAGAGCAGAGGCAAATCCAACTGGGATTCCACCCCATACTGCAACCCAGCACCGCGCACTTCGATTGATGTTTCCGTCGAGATAGTGATGCTGGCGGAACATCGGCCAGATGTCGGCGGTACAAGGAACGACTTCCAATTCGATTGCAGGCCGCCGAACCGACCCCCTTCCGGCCAGTTGGCCGGTGCTAGTGTCAAATACCCAATCCGGCTGAAGCCATTCAACAATATCATAGTGGCACGACGCCAGTACAACATTGCGGAGGCGCTTCTTGTCCACGTAGCGACGGAGCGCCACCGAACAAGCCTTGGCCACGTTTCGGTCAACCACAGATGTGTACTCGTCGATCACTGCGTTATCGCGCAATTGGCGAGCTAGATCGGCGCGAAACTTCTCGCCAGTGGATAGGACATGGTAGGGGCGCAGCCATGACGGGATGCTACTGAACCCGACAGCCGATAGGCGTTCGGCTGCGTCATCCGCATCAGAAAAGTGCGATGCTACGGCCATGTTGTTGGCCCACAGGTGAGTTTGCTCTTTACCAAACCTACGAAGCAAACTCGACTTACCTGAGCCGGATGGCCCGACCAAAAGCCCAATGCCGAATTGTTCTGGTACCTCTGGCATCATAGGTACCAAAAATGCCGAGCGACCATCAAACTCATAATCGAACATGGCACTAATGGCCACAGTAATGTCATCAAGCATTACTTCTGATTTTAATTCATAGCTCATCCCACCACCTCCGCATTGGGAAACAATGCCTTGACCGCCAAAACCTCTGGCGAATTAAGCGCCGCAGGGTTTGCCAGAATTTCGCGCGACTTCATGCCGTCAGGCCCGTTCTTAACCCACTGGCCGTCAATCAGCCAATCGACATGCCGCCCGTCATCATGCGACCTCATTTCCCACGGCACCAAATCAGGGTGGATTACGTGGCTATCGCAACCCTCATGCTGGAAGTCCTCTGGAATAGCATTTCCCCACACGCCACAGTGGAATGTGTTGTTAGCCATCGGCGTCACATGACAGCATGTGCGGCAATTCGCATATTTGGTCGGCTCCTGCTTATGGCAGAAGTTATAGGCGGGGCAGAACTTGCACTGATACCACGACGGGTCCGTCGAGATAGGCGGCGGCATCCGCTCGGCCAAAGTGATCTTGTGGCCCCGGTCGATATACTTGTTGGCGGTCTCATCATCTCTGGGGACTATTTCTACATAAATCCTGTCATCGTTTTTGCAAACAGCGAGATATAGGGAGAACGGGCTATTGGTTCCCTTGGCATAACATGCCATCTGGACGTAGTGCTGCCACTTTGCATCCCTTACGCCCTTGGCGACCAGTTCATCGAACGACTTGAGCGCATGGGTCTTGATCTCAAGGACGCCAGAGCGTTTGTCAATCTTGACCACGCCGTCCAGGCTCCCCGAAACGTGGCAACCAAATATGACCCGGCGCTGGGTTTCAGTCACGACCACCCCGATCTCGCGGAGGTCAGACACGACCCAGTTTTCCTCATGGTGGCCGCGCCGGAACAGGCGGAGAATGCGGCCCTCGAATTGTTCCTGAATGGCCCAGCGGAACGACAGCCAGAGCCATCGGTCGCAATGGTGCCCAAGCAGGCTGGCCCCCAAGTGCGGCCTTGGCCGGTTGGGGCGCGATGCGTGGTAGGCGTCGATCAGCGCCGGTATGTTTTCGCCAGCATTTTCCAATGTTACTTCCAATTTCTTCCGCTCCTTGCCATGCGTGCAGCAGACTCCGAACATCCTGTCAGCCTAACAGCGTCGCCAACAGTAATCCGACCGGACCTAAGGTCCGCCACGATGGATTCGTTTAGCCTGACAACTCGCCTGTTCTGGGCCTGCGTCTTTGCATTGGCCCATCGACAGTTTTCTGGGGAGTAGTCCCCGTCGCAGTCTATTCTGTCGAGGCTGTGGTCGCTTGTTGGGGCCAGCCCCATATCCTCTAAGAAGTTTTTAAAGTCAGTCCATCTATCGCAAACCGAAATGCCTCTACCGCCGTAGTTTTGATAGGCGGCGCTGTTAGGATTCTTGCATCTTGTAAGCATAGATGACCACGCATTGTATTCTTTAGATGCGGGCCTACCTTTAGTCGCAGCCATTCCGTGGGCTGTCTGGGTCGCGCTTAAAATATTCGACTTTTGACACCCGCATGATTTAGTTTTACCAGATGTAAGATTGCCCTTAAAAATTTCACGCTCTAGGCCGCAAGCACACCGGCAATGATAAATGGTTCCACACCTTTTGCGGGCAGATGACCTGGCCAAGACTGTCCAGAAACCAAAAGTTTTGCCGGAAATATCCTCTATTCTGCCCACACACACCTCCATTGTTCGTGCGTGTATATCTGCGTTTCTTGAGCAGGTCAACCCCTAAAAATTGCCCCGGCTCAGCCCAACCCAAGCCGGGGCCTAGTTGTTTACTTACGCATCCACGGCGGGGTGCTATCACCCTGGCTGACCGTATTTGCCGCAGCCGGGGCGGCGGCTGGAAGAGGCGAACCAGCAATCGCCTTGAAGCCGGAAATGTCGTTCCGCGCCTCATACTGGCCGCTCGCTGGCTGCGTCTTGACCTTAATCTCCAGTTCACCGCCAATAAGCTGATCGGTGTCCTCAAGGCGCTTCAGGCCAATGGCCCGCATAATCGAGCCAAGCTGCTCGCGGCCAATGCGCTCCGCATCACTGCTCTTATTGCGGATATTGATGTTGCCGAAAATGACCCGCCCCTGATGGGTCGGCCCAACGATGTCGTAACGCACCGCAATCATTTGGCCGGTGCCGTCCTTAGTCGCACGGACCTCAGCCTTGGTGATCTTTGCGCGATACCAGCAGTCCGGCAGCAAATCAAAAGACCGCTCCGATACAGGCATATCATCAACATTAAATGCTTCGCCCAGAAAACTCATTTCTCTTGCTCCTCTGTGATTGAGAATGAAGGCCGACCCGGCTTGGCGGTAATAGCATCCGCCAATGGGCCAGTAATGTCGGGGGCGGTGGCCTTCCATACCGCCATATTGATCTCAGGCTTCCAACGGAACAGGCTGGAGAGATGGTCTGTGAGGCCGTGCTCCCGCGCCAATTCCTGCAACTTGTCGGCATCAACCTTGCGGTCGATTCTGCCAGTGATCTTGATGGTAAAGCCATGAGGCTTCGCGGTTGTGGTCCCGTCAAGATTTTCTGGCACTGCTAGGGTGGAAATCAGCCTGTCCTCAATCGAGCGGCGATTTGCAATTGCCCGCTGCTCGACCCTTTTGGCCTCGATCCACTCTTCAGCAAGTTGAGTGATATTGCTCACGACCCACCGCCAATCTTGCGGATGATGGCACCGAGATCAGGGGCCTCCCACTGAGCCAGCTTACCAGAGCGGTCCTTGGACAGCCAGAAGCCATCATCGCGGCACTGAAGGGCGCGTTGGATGTTGCCATCGGCGTCCCGCTCAAGGCGAAGCGCCAACACAAGGTCGAAGAAATATGGCAGGCCCTGTGTCAGTGACTTACCCGGC